CACTAACCGAAATCCCACAATCAGAAAGTGAGGCCATCTTGGATACTCCAGATGCCGTAGCACCTGAGGCTGTAGTAGAAACCCCTGCGGTTGAAGCCTCACGCCCAACAGTAACAGCAGCAATGTATACTGCTCCACGCCTAGAGTTCACAAAGGAAAAATTCCTAGAGAACACAGTTCGTGCAAAACTCGGAGATGACAATGCACGTCAATATCTCCTAGCAGCAGCAAACACAACAGACAACGCTGGACTTGTTCCAACACGTCAACTAACAGAAGTTATCAACCCACTTGCAAACGCAGATCGCCCATTCATTGACGCAATCTCACGTGGAACACTTCCAGATGCAGGTATGACTTTTGAAATCCCTAAGATTTCACAGGTTCCAACAGTTGCAGTAACAGCTGAAGAAGCAGCACCATCAGACACAGACCTTAACGACTCATTCTTGTCAGTTACAGTTCAAAAGTTTGCTGGACAACAGACATTCTCAGTTGAACTCCTAGACCGTTCTTCTCCAGCGTTCTACGCTGAATTGGTTCGCAACATGGAATTCGCATACGCTAAGGCAACAGATGCACGCGTAGCAACAGTAGTTGCAGCAGCAGCGACAGACGGCGGAAACCGCACAATGTCAGCAGCTAACCTTCTTGACTTCGTTGCAGATGCAGCAGTAGATGTTTACTCAAACACTCTAGGCTTCGCAACAAACATCGTTGTATCACCTGCACAATGGGGCGCAATCATGGGTCTTGTTGATTCAACAAACCGCGCTATTTACACAGCAGTTGCACCAATGAACGCTGGCGGTAACGCATCTCCAGTATCACTAAAGGGCAACATCAACGGCTTGAACCTATACGTTGATCGTAACCTTTCAGGCACAGGCGATGGAACAATCATCGTTGTAAACCCAGAGTCATACACATGGTATGAGTCACCAACATTCAAGTTGGAAGCAGCAGTAATCGCTTCAGGTCAAATCAACGTTGCCTACTACGGCTACGGCGCAATTGCAACTAAGGTTGCAGCAGGCGCATACAAGTGGATGGTTGCATAACTAACACTTTGAAATAGTGTTGAAGGGGCTTTGTAGCCCTTAGCCCCTTCAATTTTAATTAGAGAGGAAATCATGGCAGCAACATTTTGCACCCAAGCCGAATTACGCACAGTTCTCGGTATTGGTTCTCTCTATGCTGATTCAGTTGTTGAGGAAGTTTGCCAAGCAGCTGAGAACATCATTAAAGGGCAACTTTGGTATAACAATTATTACGCAGCTGCGAAAAGTCTGACAAGCAATGTAGCAACTCTATATTTTCAAGAACCTCATGGAATGTATGTCGGACAAAGCGTAACTATTACTAATGCCGGTTCTCCATTTAACGGCACAAAGACAATTACTGAAATCAACGGCGCACTTCAGGTATCAGCCCTGAACTATCAAAACTATTCTTTGACGGCTTACAACTATTCTATTTCTTACGCAGCAACAGGTTCAGATCAAGTGAAGAACCCAATCAGACCTACTGCCACAGTTGCAGCAGCTACTAACGTGGATTACGCAACAGTTCCAGAAGTTAGAGAAGCAACAACCCTAATTGCCGTGGACATCTGGCAATCTAGACAACTTTCAAATGCTGGTGGCGTTTCACCAGATGGCTTTACACCTTCACCTTACCGTATGGGCAACACACTACTTGCTAGAGTTCGTGGTTTGATTGCGAATTACTTAAACCCTAATGGGCTAGTCGGATGACAGTTGCCGTCACAACTCTCCGTTCTACCATTGCAACGGCTTTAAGTAATCCAACGGTATGGCAGGTATTTTCCTTTCCACCTGCCTCACCGTTGGCCAACAGCGTAGTTGTAGAACCTGATGATCCTTATATTGTGCCAAGCAATAACCAACACATCACGGTTGCACCTTTGGCTAACTTTAGAATTAAACTTTATCTTCCATTGCTAGACAATCAAGGTTCATTGCAAGACATGGAAACCTTTATTGTTGGCGTATTTACTAAACTAGCGGCATCAACGCTAAACTATAACATTGGCTCTGTGTCTGGTGTATCAGTTGATACAACTGCTGGAGACCTTCTCACTACGGAAATACGTGTGAGTATCTTAACGAGTTGGAGTTAATATGTCCGATCTAACACCTGAGGATTTGGCTTTCTTGAAGAAGATCGGTCAAATCAACACCACCCCAAAGGCAGCAGCCAAGAAAGACGAGGAATAAATCATGGCAATTTTTCTAAACAACAAAGTTGGTTTCAAGGTTGCAACAGTTGATCTATCAGATCACGTAACAGCCTTTACATTAAACCGCCAAGCAGACCAACTAGAAGTAACTGCAATGGGAGACACAGCACACAAGTTCGTTACCGGACTGTCAGCTGACACCATCACAGTAACATTCTTGAACGACACAGCAGCAGGATCAGTTCTTGCTACTCTACAAGCTGCTTACGGCACAACCGTAGCCTTCTCAGCGGTTCAAGATAAAGTCGCTTCAGTATCAGCAACCAACGTGCTTTACACAGGCACTATCCTTGTTGATAACTTGACAGACATTGCAGGCGCAGTAGCAGACGAAGCAACGATTGACATCACCTTCACATGCAACAGCAAGACAGCAACAGCGACAACAGGCACATTCTAAACAACTAAACGAAAAGGGCTAACATGGCAAAGTTAAGAATAGTAAGGGTGGATGGTAGCGATACCACTCACGTAATCACACCAGCAATAGAGTTCGCATTTGAAATCTATGCAAAGAAAGGCTTGCACAAAGCCTTCCGTGAGGATGAGAAACAGTCTGACGTATATTGGTTAGCCTGGGAGTGCATCCGTAGATCGGGAGAAACTGTCAAGCCTTTTGGCGCAGAGTTCTTAGATACTCTCGTGCGTGTGGAAGTTCTTGATGATGACCCTTTGGACTAACTAGGGATTCCCTTCATTACCTCATTGCACGAATGAGCCTAGAGACGGGAATTCCTGCTCAATCCTTTATCGATATGGATGAGCGAATGTTCAAAACTTATTTAATGGCTATGAAAGACCGGGCTAAGGAGATGAAGGATGGCAACGCAGCTAAGAGGCGCATCTGAACTTCGCACCGCCCTTCGCAAGTTTGAACCAGACTTAGCTAAAGAATTACAAGATGAGATGGCTGCTTTCCTAAAGCCTATTGTTAAGAAGGCTCGCGGATACGTTCCGTCAGAGTTCACACCTTCTAATTGGCGTGGTGAAACAAAGACCGGCAAGTGGCCAATCTATAACGCAACTTTGATGCGTAGAGGTATTGGTTACAAAACCACACCAACAAAGCCAAACAGACGTGGCTTCTCCTATGCAGCTTCTATTGCTAATAAAACTGCTTCCGGTGCTATCTTTGAAACCGCTGGCCGTAAGAACCCAGGCGGTATGCAGAAAGCCCCTAAGGGAACTCCTAGAACTAACAAGAACTTTAGCCATTCAAATAACCCATTAGCAGGATCACAATTTATTGCAGCATTGGATAATGCAAGCCCATTAAAACAAGGCAACACACGCACAGGTTCTGGCCGCCGTGGTCGCTATATGGTTGGTCGCTTGATTTATCGTGCATGGGCAGAAGATGGTGGCAAGACCAACGCAGCAGTTATTAAGGCCATTGAAGGCGCAGCCGCTAAGTTTAGAGCAAGGGTAGGTTAGTCATGGCAACAACAGACTTAATGGTAGGCATTGGTGCCGAATACAAAGGCAAGGCAGCCTTCAACAAAGCCAACAAGGACATCTTTGGTTTAACTAAAGCCGTAAAAAGCCTAGCGGCTGGATACGTTGGTTTACAGGGTGCGCAAAAGGCTTTCCGTTTAGGTCAGCAATCACTCAAGGCGTTTGTTGCAGATGATGCCGCAGCAGCACAACTTACTAAAACTTTATCTAACTTAGGCTTAGCCTTTAACAGCGTTGATGTTGAAAAGTTCATTAACAAAACCCAGCAAGCAACAGGAGTGCTAGACGATTTCCTACGCCCTGCTTTCCAATCTTTGCTTATCGCAACACGCGATTACGCTCAGGCTCAAAAACTTCTCAACCTATCTTTAGACATATCAGCTGGAACAGGCAAAGACGTAGCCGCGGTCAGCGCAGCACTAAGCAAGGCTTATCTAGGAAACTACACTTCACTCACCCGACTAGGCGGCGGTATCAGCAAAGCCACAGTTGCATCCGGTGATCTAAACCAAATCCTTGCCAGCCTAAGTGCAAACTTTCAAGGCGATGCGGCAGCAGCCGTTCAGACTTACAAAGGGCAATTAGACCTTCTAAAAGTATCAACCGAGAACGCCAAAGAGACTATTGGTGAGGGTTTAGTTATTGCCTTGTCTAATCTTTCAGATAATAATATCGTAAGCCTTAGTGATGCCATGGACAACTTCTCCACATCTATTGCTGAGGTAATCGTAGGCATTAGCGTGATGATTGAAAAGATTAAGTCTATTCCTGGTGCTAACCTTCTTAAAGGCTTGTTCAGCCTTCAATCAATTCCGGTGGTTGGTTCTTATCTAGAGTTCTTTAGAAAAGCGGGTAAGGCTGAAATTAAGTCTGTTCGCAACTCAAAGAAGATTGTTGAAAATACTAAGGCCACAAGCAAAATAACCTCAACAATCGTAACTAACACCAAGAAATTAACCGAAGAGCAGACAAAGCAATTAGCGTTGAAAAAGGCTCAAGCCGTTCTTGATGGATCATCTAAAGTTATGGATATGGATTTAATCCAAAACACAGCTGCGCTTATGGGCAAAATAACTGAGGATGAGACCCTACGCCTTAAACTGCAACAGGCAGTCCTTCTAGGCAATGCAACTGAGGCTGGTAACCTAGCGCAGCAGTTATTAGCCACTCAATTAGCGGCAATGAAGTTATCTTCAAACAATCCTCTATGGGGCTTTACAGATGCCCTTATGGCGGCTTTGAAGGGTGCTAGAGAACTAAGAGATGAACTTGCTAAACTAGGTGCGCCTAAAGTCGGAGTCCCAGCAATGCCAAGTCGTATACCTTCTGGTGGAATTAGTTTACCGCCCAGCTTTGAAGGTTTCGGGCCAGCAGCAAATCTAAGTAATTACCAAGATGCTTTTGCTCGCCCTAACGCTGCCAACGGTTATATCTCAAGCAATCCTAACGCGGCCGTTAATGAACTACGCATATTTATTGATCCATCAGCTGCTCAATACGGTATCGGCGTTGCATCAGTCAATAACTCAGCCAATGGTAATAAGAACAACTACAGCACTATTCAGAGTTTCTCCGGCGGCTTGTAGTGGCAACACCCACCCTAGTTGTAACCTTCGACTTTAGTTCTGGTGCTGTATTCGGCTACCCGTTCATAATTGGTGAAGGTGTATTGGGATTCAACACGCTGGCAGATGCCGCGGCTGATACCATAGACATCTCAAACCAAGTCAATAGAGTTTCAATTAGACGTGGATACAACCTGCTTCAAGAGGAATTTCAGGCTGGCACAGCCACCATAAGAGTTATCGATCCAAATGGCGATTGGAATCCAACAAATCCGGCTTCACCTTACTTTGGCAAATTAGTGCCTTTGCGTAAGGTGCGTATATCAGCTGATGGAGAATTCTTATTCTCAGGCTACACAATCACATATAACTACACATGGGACAAAGAGCAGAACATAGGCTTTGTGGATATAGAACTATCTGATGCCTTCCGCTTATTCAACATGTCCACGGTTACCAGCGTTACAGGTGGAACTGCTGGCCAGACCGCAGGCACACGCATCACAGCCATCCTAGACACAATCGGCTTTCCTACATCCATGCGTGAGATAGAGGCTGGTTCAACTACTGTTCAGGCTGATCCTGGCACTTCTCGGACATCATTACAGGCCATTCAAAACATGGAGTTTAGCGAGCAGGGTGCGTTTTATATTAAGCCATCCGGTAATGCTGAATTCCTAAGCAGAGCAACCATTCAAAGCAAGTCTGGTGCTAATCCAACATTCTTCTCTAACGATGGCACAGGCATCACCTACCGCAACATAGTTACTGCCCTAGATGACAAGCTGATTATCAACACAACTTCTATCACTCGCGCAGGCGGCACAGCCCAGACTGCAAGTAACACAGCAAGCCAAATCAAGTATTTCCCACATTCTTACACAGCCACAGACCTTCTAGTGCAGACAGACGCTCAGGCATTAGATATTGCTCAGGCTTACACCGCAACACGGGCAGAGACCACTCTACGGGTTGATGCCCTCACTCTTGATCTAAACACAGCTGACTATGCCGCTGGCACAACAGCAGCTTTGACTCTCGACTTTTTTGATACCATCAGAGTAAAAAATGTGGGTCAAGATGGTACGGTCATAGACAAGACTTTGCAATGCATGGGAGTAACCCATGAAATTACTCCAGGCACGTGGAATACCACGTTTGTAACATCTGAACCAATCATCGACTCTTTCATCATAGGCAGTTCTTTATACGGTATAATCGGCACGTCAGTAATGACATATTAAGGGGATATAATGGCAGCAGGATTAGGATTTAAGACATTCACCACCGGTGATGTTTTGACAGCCGGAGACACAAACGGCTATTTGATGCAGGGCGTTTGGGTGTTTGCCGATGCCGCTGCTAGAACTGCTGCGGTAACTTCACCGCAAGAAGGCAATATGTCTTACCTCAAAGATACTAATACAACAGAGTATTACAGCGGTTCTGCATGGGTAGCCGTAGGCGCGACTGCTTCATTTGTTGGGGCGCAAATCTACGATTCAAATGCAACCACAAGCATCAGTAATAATACAGCTACCGCAATTACTTTTAATAGTGAAGTTTTGGACACAAATGGTTTTCATTCAACTTCTAGTAACACAAGCCGAATTACCATTCCGGCAGGATACGCTGGCAAATATATGGTTGTTGGTCAGATATTTATTCAAAATAATGGCAACGGAACACGCCGTTTAGATATTTATAAAAATGGATCAGGTTTTGCCAGGACTCAAAATTTTGCTGATGCGTCAGAACAAGGTTACGTTAATATAAATACCACAATGAGTTTAGCGGTTAGCGATTATATTGAATTGTATGTATTTCAAAATAGTGGAGTTTCATTAAATATATATGGCGGCACCGCACCACAACTGGGCTGGTTTAACGTTACTTACTTAGGGGCATAACATGACACTATATGACAAGATTATTATCGCCTATCCTGAATTAGCAGACAATTCACCTGCTTTTTTAGATGGCACAATTAGCCTTAGAAATGATGCTGATGGCTTTGGCGATTATATTGAAACATGGAACTACACGACTCCATTAACAAAAGAATTGCAACAATACCTGCGTAAATGAAACCCCGTTTAAGCAAGAGTGTTATTCAACTTCGTGAGCAAGTAGATGACACCTATCCGAACCGCGACCGTAGAACTGACGGCACAATCGGAGACGCTAAGCATGACAGTAAATCAGATCACACGCCTGATGCTGCTGGCTGGGTTCGTGCCGTTGATATTGACGCAGACCTCACAGACCACAAATCTGAAAGTATCTACCTGGCAAATCAAATTCGTGCATATGCGAAGTCTGACCCTGCTAAACGAATATCTTATGTCATTCATAATAAGAAAATCGCTAGCCGAATCCTTAATTGGAAATGGCGTAAATACACAGGCATTAACCCACACACCAGCCATATCCATGTCTCGTTCAATAAAGGTAAGGCTGACCATGATGGTTCTTTTTTTGAAATACCTATGCTAGGAGGCAATAAATGAAAAACCCTTATTTCCTAATGTCCGGTGCGTTCTTAGCTGCTTGGGCAGCAAGCAACTTCTCACTTGATTACCGCGCCGTGTTATGGGCAATCCTTGCCGGTGTCTTTGGATATGCGACTCCTAAGAAATGACAATCTCTAGCACTCAATACACTCTTACAACTACACGATCTATCATCGTGGCCAATGACCAGGCAGCTGAGGAAGTTCATATCCACGCTATTTCCGGTGCGTTCTATATTGGTGGCGCAGACTTAACTACCGCCAATGGTTATCTTGTAGATCATAAGGACAAGGTTGTTCTACAAAACCACGGCAATGCCGTCTATGGAATTACTGCGTCAGGCACAGAAACTGCTGCGGTTCTGGTAATCCAAAAGTGACACAACAAGACTTTTTCACGCTTTATATAGCCACAGTCTCCATCATCGGTGGACTATCCGGCTACGTCATCACACACTTATTGGGTGAAATTAAACGCCTCAATACGCGTGTTGATGAGATTTATAACATATTACTAGAGCGATAATTTAGTCATGGCACGCAAGGTCAAAGTCCAAGATGATTACTACACGCCTCTGGAAAGTTACTGCATAGGCTTAAACACCTATTACACAGCCCTGCGTAAAGCAGGTTTCTCAGTAGATATTGCCCTTGCCATGATTCAGGATCAGAACAGTTATCCAGATTGGATACTGCCCAAACCTGTGGACTTTGACCCAGACAATCCAAACTTCACTCCCTATGAGGATGACGAGGACTAACCTTGAAAAAAATCTGTATCGTGCCAGATTTACAAGTCCCATATCACGATGTAAGAGCGACTAGAACGCTCGCCAAATTTATAGCCAAACAGAAGTTTGACCAGGTCATAACTATTGGTGACGAAATAGATTTACCTCAAATTTCGCGTTGGACAGAATCCACGCCTGGGTGGTATGAACAAACCCTTGCAGCTGATAGAGATATGGCTGTGGATGTTCTTTGGGATTTACAAGTAACTGACATGATCCGCAGTAACCACACAGACCGCCTTTACAACGTCATCATGAAAAAAATACCTGCGTTCTTGGCTTTACCTGAACTTAGGTTTGAAAAGTTTATGAAGCTGGATGAACTAGGCATTAAGTTTCATCGCAAGCCTTTAGAGTTTGCACCTAACTGGATTGCTATTCATGGAGACCAGGGCAGCATAAAGCCACAACCAGGCGCGAGTGCTTTAGATTCTGCACGGAAAGCAGGAAAAAATATCGTGCAAGGTCACACGCATCGTGCTGGTATCTCAGCATTTACAGAGAGTTCCGGCGGAGTTCTTGGCCGTGTGTTAAAAGGTTATGAGATTGGGCATCTCATGGATTACTCCAAAGTTTCGTATACAGCTAATCCCAACTGGCAACAAGCGTTTTTGGTTGTTTATGTTGATGCCAAGAAGGTGCATCCGGTTCTTACTTACTTTGAGAAGGATGGCAGTTTTATCTTTGAAGGCAAGGTGTATGGGTAGTCCTAAGAGAGGCAAGCCATCTTTGCCTATACAGGCGCAGTTGATTGAAAGTCAAACTGGTCGCTGTGCTTATTGCAACGGCAGTTTGGCAGACCAAGATATTGTTTGGGATCACTTTGAGCCATTTAATTACAGTTATACCAATTCACAGGATAATTGGGTTGCGGCTTGTATTAAATGCAACGCAAACAAGAGTGACCTCATATTAGGCTCAGAAGAGGCTTTAGAAGCCTTTTGCTTATCCATGGTCAAATCGCACGGAAGCCTAGCTGATGGGTGGCCAGACGGCTCTACAACGGCATTTAGACACCTTTTAGGGGTTTCTCGTGGATAAGCCTTGCTGTGGCGAGGAATGGCTTGGATATGAAGAAGATTTCGTTATCAAATCGTTATCAAAATATGCTTGTATGAGGTTGAAATAGCCTGAATTAAGTGCGACCCTTTAGGTGTTGGCGAAGCACAGTAGCCAACGAGAAGGGCTACAAAATGGACTTAACAGCTTTAATTAGAAATGATTATTACTGCGGTTTTTGCTGCTTGCCAATGGGCGAAACTCATTGCTTCGGATGCGGTCGTTATGACGGCGCAATGACAACCACCGAATACAAGAAGTTCCTAGAAGTAACAGGACAAGCATAATGGAAGAATTAAACGCACTTTCATTGCTATTAGTTATATTGGGAATACCACTAGCGGCTTTCTCTGCTTACTGGGCAGGATTCAACAACGGCAAGCGCGAAGGTTATATTGCAGGCCGTTCACTCATGCGAGTACCGGTAAAGAATGATCGCTAAAGAGATTCTTCTAAGTGCAACCGATGTCATCTCTCAGCGAGGCTCAATCTATGGCCATCCAAGAATTAACCAGACACGAATTGCAATGCGACTCCAACTGTTACTCGAAACACCAATTACGGATTACCAAGCGTGTTTGGCAATGGTCGAAGTCAAACTCTCACGAATCCAAGAGAGTCCTCACCATATTGACTCCTACGTTGATGCTTGTGCATACCTGGCACTTGCAGCTGAATTGGCAACAGAGAACGAGGATTATCTTGTTGAGTAAAGCCAAACTTGGTGTGTGGTGTGACTACTGCAAAAGCAGGTTTGGTGTCACCATCGCTAGAGGGCAACAACAAGCGGCTTGGACAGTTCACAGCGAACTACCCAAGAGCCACGGGCGTAAGCGTTCTTATTGCAACGATTGTGCAATAGATGTATCTAAGTGGGCTGATGGCTCATACTTCTCATTAGATCAACAGATAGAGTATGCAAAGACCAATGGCAAACACGCTTGGTAATCCGTA